TCACGATATACTTGAGGGTCTGACTTACCTGTAAAATATTCCCACTTCTCAAGTTTCATACGCTTGAGGTCTTTTCTCTTTGTAATGAGAAGTCCTTTGAAGTGATTAAGGTAGGTTAGGTATTTTTGATGCAGAGCTGCATTTCGTGTAGATTCAGATGCTAGTTCTAAATCATCTATCTTTAGGTCTTTTTCGGCTTGTTTCTGTATTTCTTCTAGGTTCATTATGTATTCACATCCATATAATAAAAGGCGAGCAGTGAGGTTTGTAACTTGCGTTACTAGATTGTCCTATAAATTTAGAACTCAGAAAAAGATTGTTCAAGTCAACCATTCATCTGCTCAAGGTTATTTATAAAACTTGAAATTCGTAGATATCGTATTTGAAGGTTACTGATGCAGTAAGTTGTTCTGTGTCAGTACCTTGTGTAGTGTAAGATAAACCAGACAGTGATGTGGGGAAACAGTTCTTGAAGTTCACTCTGAGGTTTGGATTATTTTTGTTTGTTAGAATAGTCAATGTTGCATCACTCATCAGTACTGAAGGTTTACCAGTAGCCTTTGCATTATCTACTTTAGATGCTATAGGATTCATATTCTGTTCAGAACCAATAGCATCTATGTACTGTTGATTATCCTTTGGAAAACCAATACCCACCATCCAATCGTGTATCTCACGATAATTCTCTAGTGCTTCGTTTACTAGGAATGTTACTTCTAAATCTTCAAACTCCATACTGTCACCCATAAAGTGAACAGATGTAAACCGTGTATTGATAGTTGCATCACCACTAAAGGAAACGCCAGGCAAGTTTACACCAGTAACAAAGTACTCTACGTTAGGTACTTTGAGAAGAGTGAATCTAAATTGACTTGGACTTGCAAAGTCTAAGTTTGTGGGTTGTCTTGTGAGTGGATTAAATGCTACCATAGTTTTTCCTCTTTCAACTATTTATAACGAAAAAAAAGGGCGCCGAAGCGCCCTTTTTCAATTTCGGTAAACTACCAAGATTACATGATGTTTGTAACTTGTACTCTTCTGTAGTATACGTTGTCGTTGGCAGTAAGTGCGCCAGAGCGTACTGTTGCACCACCAGCAAATGGGTTTGCAGTAAGACCATAACGAGTCTTGAAACCGATTTTTGGCTGGAATGTGTTCTCACCAACTGCACGAACCATTTGTAGTGGAACGTATGGGCAGTAGAACAGACCGGCATCGTAAGGTGAAGTACCTTTATAACCAACTGTGTAATACTGCTTGGCAGCACTGTTTGCTGAGTATGGGTCGATGTACACTTTGAAGCGTCCATTAAGAACACCAGCAAATGTGTTACCGGCATCATCAACATTCAAGTTGTTGTTAAGAGCAGGAGTGTAATCAAGTACACCTGCCATTTGAAGTGCAGAAGCAACATCAGATGAACAGATAATTACGTTACCTTTACCTCTACGAGTTTCTTGAGCGATTGCGTTTGCATCTCTTTCAAGTTGGAACATAAGTCCTTTGAACTTCTCAACTGACCAACGGCCGTTTGAGTCAACATCCATATCAAAGATACCTGTTGTTGCAGTATCAACCTGTGCGCCTGGCTTAGCAGTTACATAGATTGTACGGATGAGTTCACGGTTGATTTCGTTCAAGATTTCAGAAGACAAGATGTTTGCCAATTCTGTTTCAGCATCCAAACCGTGGATTGCTTTAAGGTCTTGTGCGAGTTCCATTGTGTACTCAGCTTTAAGAGCTCTTGACTTTGCTTCAACTGAGTTCTTCTCAATTGAGAAAGACATTTCAGCGAAAGAGTTAGATGCAGAATCACCAAGTGCTTCAGCAGCTGCTCTAGTCATACCAGTACCACCAGTATATGTGCCTGGTGAACCATCGTTAAGTACAGCAGGGTTTGTACCAGCTTGTGTACCAGCACCTGAGAAATCTGAGTCTGCTTCTGCATACTGATTCTCTGTACCAGTTTGGTTAGTGTAACGTGAACGCATTGCGAAGATTAACCCTGTTGGGCCAGTCATTGGCTGAACACCAGCGACATCGTATGCAATCAAGTTTGGCATAGCACGTCTTACGAGTGAGATTAAAATTGGATCCCAGTTGTCTACGTTACCGCCGGTTGCGTTAGTTGGAGCAGCTTCAGAGATAAAACCTCTATCTTCTTTAAGTGCTTTTTCTTGGTTTTCTAGGATTACTGTGGTTACAGCCTTACGATAAGAGTCATTGATTTCAGGTAAATCATTGTGCTCTAGGACTGGCTGCCACTTTTCCTGTAGATGTTCTGTGTTGAACATTGTGTTTTCTCCTTATTGAGTTTTCTAATAATATTTATAAAAAACGATTACTTAACCGTTATTTTGCACGCTTTACATTTTTACTAATCGCACTCATATAAGCACTCATAGCACCAGTAGTATCGAAGGATTCACCAGCATCTTCTGATGGAGTATCCACTGATTCAGCGACAGTTGTTGCTTTCGGGAAATAACTTTCCTTCAGCGTGTCAAATTTACCTCTGAAGGCATCTTCATCTGTAAAATCGACATCTTCTGCAAGAGACTTAAACTTTTCGACTTCAGTGTCAGCCAAGTCCGAAGCAACCTCTGCAAATACTGATTCACGAACCAATACGTCCTTTTCACTTTTCAGTGAAGCAGACTTCTCAATTTGTTCATTCAGTTTGGATTCTAGTTCGTCAATCTTTTCAGCTTGAGTTCCTAGAAGGTCATACTTTTCATCTGGAACATCAATGTAATGTTCTGTGAAAAGGTTCTTCAATCCAGAAATGAAGTCTTCTGCAATCTCACCTTTAAGGCCTCTTTCGATTGCGATTTCATTTTCTTTCATCCATTCTTCTACAACGTAGTTCATGTATGCGTCAACCTTTTCAGTCAACTCATCACGCACTGCATTAACTTCTTCTGCAACTTCTTGCACTTTTGCTTCTTCAATTCTCTCAACTTCTGAACGAAGTTTAGACTTGACAGCAGCTTCAAAGATGGTCGATGCCTTTTCTTTGAACTCTTCAGATAGTTCTTCACCATCTGTAAGTGCAGTCACATCTTCAGATACGTCAACTGATGCAAGACGGTCATCAAGAGTAGATTCGTCAACTGACTCTTCTTTCTCTTCTTCTTCATCTTTTGACATCATCGCATCGTAAGATGCTTTAAGTTCACTTGCATTCATCTTTTCCATTTCGGAATACATTGCTGCAAGAGTATCTTTTTTAGTCATTTTGCCTTCTACGATTTCTTCTGCATCGTCATCGGCGAGTTCAGCTTCTTCTTTGGTCTGAGCAGGTTTTGGGTCAGCTGCTTTTGAAACTTTTGCAGCTGCTTTCTTACCAATGCTTTCCTTAGACTCTGGATCATCCACAGCCTTTGCCAAATCTTCAACTTCACCCTCTTGTTTTTCCATTGAATCGGATTTACCACCAGATGCGCCAGGTGCTTTTGCTTCTTCAAGCTCGGCATGGACTTCTGCTTCTAATTCCTCAATGGTTTTGTCTAGTTCTGACATAGGGTTTCTCCTTGAGTTTGTTTTCTCAACATATTTATAATGATTAAATTTTTGACAAGAATTTTGCGAATGCAAGTGCGGAAACACTACTTTGTTTACGTCTTACGTTCTCATTAATCTCATCCTTGATTTCGGCAATCTCGACTTCTTTGAGAATTCCGTTATTCCAAATCCATTCTTTACCTTCCATAATACCTTCAACAAAGGCCTGAGGTGCAGAAGGGTCTGCAACAATATCTGCCGCAGTGGCAAGATAAAAATCATCTTTCACATAATTCGCACCACTTCTATTTTCGATAGAACCCATGCCTCTAGAAGAGACACCTAGTTTTCCACCGTCCTTGATTAGTGCTTTCGCAATTTCCCCCATTGGAGTTGAGAGCAGTTTTGCCTCGCCAATAAAGTTCTTTCCATCAGCATCCAGTTTTGTAATCATATGCGATACTCTGTCAAGATTGACAGTGGGGCCTTCTGGATGACCCAG